GAATCAAATGTATTATTATAATCTTGTACTGATACTATTGCACCAGCACTTCCTGCTGGTAAATCTACTTCAAAAGAACCTCCTGCAGTATTACAAAAATATCCCTCACCTGATACTGCTGTAAAAGTAGCAGTTTTAATACTTCCTGTCTGCCAATCCACTGTACCAGTTCTACCCATACCTGATGTTGTTGCACCAGTAGCAATAGCAACTGTTTGACCACAAGAACCTAATGTAATTGTTGATCCACATTTTTTTATGATGTTTGAACCATCTGAAACTTTTTGAATATTATCTACTTTAATTGTACTTGTCATTATTGAAACCTATACCTTATTATTACAATTCCTGATCCACCTGCACTACCAGTCGCTGATGGGTTACTTCCCCCTCCACCTCCACCACCACCTGTGTTGGCAGTTCCTGCTGTTCCACTTGTAGATGTCGGAACTCCACCATTTCCACCTCCACCACTACCACCAGCACCTGGTGACGCTGGAGTTTTATCTGAACTTCCTCCACCTCCACCTGCTCTAACTGTTGGTGTACTATTAATACTTGAAGTTGCACCAGCTCCACCAACTCCACCTCCAGTTGGGTGTGTTGCATTTCCACCAACTGCTGTTGCTCCACCACCTCCACCTTGATTTGAGCTAACAACACTACCATCAAAACCTCTTCCTCCTGTATTACCTTGTGGAGGAGATACTGGAGGAGTGTTTCCTGCCCCTCCTACTGGAGTTTGTGAATTTGGACTACAAGGAAAAGCTGATCTTTGTCCTCCACCTGATCCTCCTGCTCCACCATCTACATTCGCACCTGATTTTTTTTGTCCACCAAGACCACCTCCTGCTGATGATATAGTTGAAAAACTTGATACACTTCCTGCTGCAGTAGCCGCACCTCCTGCACCTACAACAATAGGATAAGATGGTGATGGCACTGTTAAACCTGAAACTCCTGATCCTAATGGTGATGCTGAATAACAACCTGAAGCTGATCCTGAAGATTCTCTATATCCACCTGCACCTCCACCAGCACCAAGTCCATTTCCACCTCCTCCACCACCTGCTACAACCATATAATCTACTGTGTTAGATCCTCCTGCACTACCTGAACAAGTAACAGTAAAAGTTCCTGGACTTGTAAAAGTGTGTACTTTAAAATTTGTGCAAACTGTTGAAACAGCCCCACCTGTTGCAGCAATAAATTTTACAACATTTGAAATTTCATTACTATTAACTGATTGCCAACCTTTTGTTGCATCTCCATAAACAAGAGTTATTCCTTGTCCTAATACATCTAAAATTAAATCGGTAGTTATACCTTCTATTTTTTCTGAACCATTTGCGGAAATAGTTAAATTGTTTGTATTAAAACTTTGTGCATAATCTTTTATAGATACGATTGCACCTGCACTTCCTGCAGGTAAATTAACTGTTACAGCTCCACTTGATGTATCAACAAAATATCCCTCTCCACTTACAGCAGTAAAGGTTGATGTTTTAATTGCAGTTTGCCAATCGACTGTTCCTGTACGACCCATTCCTGAAGTAGATGCACCTGATGCTATTGCTATTGTCTTACCACTTTCTCCAAGTGTTAATGTAGAACCACATTTGACTGTTAATGTATTTGCTTTTATTGTACTCATAAATTTTTATCCTAATTTTGAAACTTGTATCTTATAATAACTATTCCTGAACCTCCACCATTAGTTCCTCCATTTGGAGACCCTGTTGAACCATGTGCACCACCACCTCCTCCAGTATTTGCTACTCCACTTGAACTTGCTTGATCGTGTGAATTACCTTGTCCGCCTCCACCTGATCCACCTACAAATGGACCAGCCGCAGGTTGACCAGTAGAAGCACCTCCACCGCCACCAAAATTTCCGTCTGGACTTCCATTAGCTGTACCAAAAATTGGACCAGCATTAATACCATCACCACCATTTCCTGTTGGACTTGCAGGGGGGGAAGGAGCAGAGCTTTCTCCTGCCGCAGTAAAACCTCCACCACCACCACCAACAGATGGACTATTACCAGTTCCTCCTGGATTACCTTGTGCTGGACTTACTGGGGGAGTGTTTCCTGCTCCAGCAGCACCACAAGCTTCACCACCTCCTCCACCTGATCCACCTGCTGTACCAGCACTTCCTGAATCATTCCCACCTCCACCACCTGCGGCTGGAAAAGTTGAAAAAGAAGAAACAGAGCCTGAAGCACCTGCTGTTCCATTTGGATTATTAGTTGCAGAAGCACCACCTGCACCAACTACTATTGGGTAACCTTGTGCTGAAACTGTATGTCCTGGAGCTACTAAAGGCGATGGACTTAAAGGAGAGGGTTGACAAACAGTCCCTATTCTTATTCCACCTGATCCTCCACCACCGACTCCTCCACCATCATTTTTACTTGAACCTGCACCACCTCCAGCTACCACCATGTAATCAACTGAATTAGAACCTGCTGAATTTCCTACTGCCGAAACTGTAAAAGTTCCTGGTCCTGTGAAAGTATGAATTTTAAAATCACCACTTGTTGTTTCAGTTCCACCTGATGCTGTTATATATGAAGCACCATAATTACTTGTTTGTTGATCTTCTGTTGGAATCCAACCCTTTGTTGAATCCACATAAACAAACATTGTAGATTGTCCATTATTTGATATTGTTCCATTTTCAGCAACACCTTGTATAGGTGAGCTATTTCTACCAATTGTTAAATTATTTGTTGCAAAATTTCTTGCATAATCACTAACACCAACAATTGATCCTGCTGTAGGAGAAGCTGGTAAAGTCATAGTTATAGCACCACTTGAAGTATCTACAAAATATCCTTCGCCTGAAACTGCTGTAAAGTTTGCAGTTTTTTTTGTAGTAATCCAATCAACAGTTCCAGTTCTTCCAAAACCAGTTTGAGTTGCACCTGAACCTAAAGTTACAGCAGTTCCACAACCACCTAAAGTAAGTGTTGAACCTGATGATTTTACTATTTCATTTACTTCTATCTTACTCATACTATTACTACTGTAGCTCCTGATTCAATTGTAAGTGTTGAAGAAACTGTAAATGGTCCAGCAAAAACTGCATTAGCTGAAGCTTCTATAAATACATCTCTTTGTAAATTTTTTTTATGATAATTAACAACATTATCAACAGAAGGTGATTGACCTACATATGTAATACTATCTTTTTCTTCCATACAAAACTCCTATGATACATCAGTTAATAATCCCATTATAATATCAACATTACCTGAAGAATTACTTGATGTTGCTTTTAATTTATATCCTGATCCTAATACAAATTTACCTTTTAAAATTTCTATTTTAGAATTTGGTGGTATTGATACTGCATTTACTATTACAAAATCATTTGAACCATCATTCATTTTAACAGTTAAAGTTAAAGATGTTGTAGTTTTGTTTGCGGCTGTAAAGCCAATTAATATTTGTTTATTCCCTGTTGTAGTGATTATATCTGTTTCACTATTATTTGAAAGTGTCACTTCTGTAGATAGAAAGTTATTTGCCATTGTTTATTATCCTCCTAATGCAATTGCAAAGGGGATTGCATTTGGATCGCTTTCTCCCTCTATGTTTACTGTTGATGGTATAGATGCTGTTGCCGCATTTGTTGCTACTTCAAAAACAGAAACAAAAGCTGTTCCATTATAATATTTAAAAATAATTTTATTAGTTGTATTTGTATCAGCAAAAATCATACCTGAATATTTAGTAGTAGGTTCTGAAGTACCACTATTGTTTGTAACCACAGCAGATAAACCAGAGTTTAAATCTGCTCTGAATGCTGGAAATCCTTGGTTCGCTATTATATAATCGTGTTGTGCCATTACTACCCTATATCATCAGTTTTTTTTATAATCAACAACATATTCTACACTCCTTTTGCTTGATAATCAAATGTTCTTGACACACCTGAACCACCACTATTTTGAAAAGCAATATCAAATCCTGTAACTGATTTGTTTGAAATAGCATACTTATCACCTGAAGCCATATCTTGAATAGATAGTGTAATAGCAATACTTGTTGCTAATCTATATGCTCTTGGATAAGTTACTGATTTTGTACTTGTACCTGAAGCTATGTCATTTTGTGAATTAATAAATGCTTCTAATTCAAGTTTTACACCTACAGCAGTTACAATTGGTGTTGCTGTTCCATTATTAGAAGTTAGCAATACTCTAAATTTAAAAAATCTACCTGTATAATCACCAATAGTAAAATCTTGAAATGTTGAAAAATTAGTTCCATCACTTGAAACAGATATTTGTAGTTCTGATGAACATTGAGTATTAGCATCACCATCAAAGTTTGATGGTTGATCATCAAAATCTCCACTAACAAAATCAAAAATTCTTGCTCTATCTGTAACTTGTTGTTCTAATGTAGCTGTTATTTGTGTAGTAACAACTGCACCAGCATCAATGGTATCTGAAAAAGCATAAGTACCTGTTGATTTAACTGAAGCATTTTCTCCACCATCAAATAGAGTAGAAGTTATAGAATCAAAATTTCCTGAAACATCATCAAAAAGTTGATTACCTTTTAATATTATTGCTTTAGAACCATCTTCTAATGTTGTTATTACTGTATCATCAGTTGTTCCTGTAAAATTTGGGTTTTGATTATCTGTTATTAAGTTTGTAAAATCACCAATAGTAGTTATTTGTGTAACAACTTCACTAGCATTTGTAGATACATTTCCTAATTTATCTACTGCTTTAATTAAATAAGTTCCTGTTTTTGCTGGAACAACAATAGATGTTCCTGGTCTTGATAATTTCTTTACTAATACAATAGAGTTTTGCCATTCAGCACCTGATGTAAGAGGACTGTAATTAATTCTATAGTGAGATAAATCTAAATCAGGTACAGGGTCAAAACTTAAGTGAGCTTCTTTTCCAACAATATTACATGCAAAGTTTTCTACATCTGCAGGTGGTGCTATTTGTCCTATAATAGTTCTACTTGCAGTTATTGATGATGAATTTACACCAAAAATATTTACACCTCTAGCACGAACAGAGTAAGTAGCTTTGTCAATTACATTTAAAAACTCATATTTAGTTCTAGCACCTCTACCAATTAATTTAAAAGTATCAGCAGGATTTAAAGCTACACCATCAGCATCTGTATCTTGTTTAACTTCTACTTCAAATATATCTGTAAAGTTATCTGTAGGAGCTGTAAGCTCAATAACGAGTTTTACTATTACAGTACCATCATTGTATGCAACAAGTTCATCAGTTAATGTAATTGCTTGTGGTGCGGCTACTGTTGTTGCATTAGGTAAGTTTGTTGCTTTTCCACTTGATACAGTAGAATAATCGCTGGTTGTAAAATCATATACAGCACTTGCTGTTTCTCTAAATTCACATGCTACTGTTGGTACAGGAGCATCTTGTGAACCACCCATTGTAAATGCCCAGTTAGATATTTCAAATGTTTTGTTTGTAAATCCTAATCTAGTATTTGTTATTTGTACTGTATCTCCAATATCTAATTGAAATGCTTTTAAATTAAATTCTGCTGTAAAACTTATTTGTTGTCTAGCTTTTAATAATTGTATTTTTGCTAATCTTTGTACTGTATGTGAAGAAGTTGTCATTGGAAAATTAAACTCTCCAAATATTCTCTCTGAATTATCCTCTGTTTCAAATGTACTATTTGTTAGTATTGGATAATCTTGTGGTTGATAGTTGTTATCAGGTTCAGAATATAAACCTTTAACTGCATTAAATAATTCTTTTTTAGATATTCTTGTATTTAAACTTATACCACTTCTTATATGTTCTTCATCTAGTGTTACACTTGGAGTTTCATAAACTGCTGGTCTTAACTTAAATTGTCCATTAGAATAAATTAAATTACCAGCTATACTTGATAACATATTTTCTAAAATACTTTTTGGTGCTTTATCTAAATTAAATGTACCATTAAGTGAAAATCTTTTTTCTGTACCTGATGGATTAGCAATAGTAACATTTTCATCACAAGTATTTGCTACTGCTGAAAAATTTGTATCATTTATTTCAGTAGCATCAGCATCTAAACCATATCTATCATTTAATAGATAATCTCTCATACATAAAGCTGGATTTGTAGAAAAAGCTGTGGCACTACTTCTTGGATCAAATACCTTTTTACCCTCTACTTCAAATGTAATATTAGGAACACCATTAGTATAAACATCTTTATCAAAATTTAATCTTACATATAAATAAGATATACCTCTTAATCTATGATTGGTTGTCCATTGTGAAATCTCACTTACTAAATCAGCATCAGCAGATTGTGCATCAGCTCCTAAATGTTTTTTTATTCTAGCTTTTCCCTCATATTGATTTCCACTAGATGGAAAAAATCTACCAATACCATTAGAATCTGAACCATCTTGTGTTAATGGTACTTCATCTTCATTAAAAAATACTTTAGTTATATTGTTTATCTCATGACCGGCTACTGTAATTATAATATGTAAAAATTCATTTGTTGTTCCTGTTGCTTCAGCATAAACCATAATTCCACCAACTCTAGTTTTTCCATATATTATTCTTTGTGGAGCTACACCTGCTTTAGCTGTAACCATTGTACCTTGTTGTAAATTGGTTCCTATTTCAGGTATATCTATATCAGGAGCTAATTTTCTATTTACAGCACCTAAAACTAATTGAGTACCAGCAGAAACTAAAAAAGTACCAACTAAACCAGCAGTTGTTCCTTGTAATCCAATAGCTGTTCCAACTTTAGTTGCAAAAGCTGATGGACCAATTGCAGGTATAGCGGCAAAACCAACTGCTATTGCACCTACTACTAATGCTGTTTTTATTGTTTTACTTCCCATCTATTCTATTCTCCATGCTACATTACAACTATTTGTATCTCTAGTTTCTACACCATTCTTTGCTCTAAAAATACTTTTTTGACCAATACATACACCTAAAGTTCCACCAAGTTCTTCATCTGTTTTTAAGAACACTACATCACCTCTTTGTGCATATACACAATCTATTTCTTTAAAATTATTATCTCTAGCAATATCCATAGCAATATCTAATAAATCTTTTTTATTTAACTCCTCTAATATTTTTTTAGCATCTTTTAAGGATTTATATTCCATATCAAATACTAATTTTTCTGTAATAGTTTTAATTGCACCTATCACAAAATTAACACAATCTGATTTGCCTCTTTTAAATTTTATTGATTGTTGTTTTTGAATATAATCTGATAATTTAGTATCCCAATTTTCTATTCTCATTAGGATGTTTTCTTACCCCAAATTATTTCCTTATCTTGTAAGTCAGGAACAAATTCAAAACCCAAATCCCCAGCAAAACTTAACTGTTGGTCTTCATGTGTATATCTTCTCTCTTTAGCTCTATCTAATACAATTAATCTATTCTCTAAATTTAAAGCAATTGTTGCTGTTTCAGGACCCTCATCTATTTTCATGATGTCCATTTTACCTTTAAACAAAGTATAAACATCAGCAATTACTGCTTTGTTTGTATCAAATAAACCTAAAAAAATACTAGCATTTCTATTTGTGTAATTAGCAGATAGTGCGGCTGATATTAAACTTGATTTAATACCTGTTAAAGATAACTGTGCACCTACAGCTTCTACTTGATCACTTTCTGATATAGCACTTACATTCATTAAATCACCTAAACCTGTAAATGTATTTGATGAACCACCAGCAGTCATAGTAAGATCACCATAACCATTCCAAAATCTTAATGTTCCTGTACTAAACTCTAATTCACATGCAAGTAAAGGTCTAATAACCTGACTTGTAATTGCATTGTTAAAAGCTGTTGTTAAAGTTCTTGCCATTTATTCCTCTATACTTAATATTTTCTTTCTACCTTGATATATTTCTGTTTTAGCATTTACTTTTTTACAACTAAATCTTACTGATTGAGGATTTACTTCTCTTTCAGCTATTCTTTTTGATTTTAAACAAGCACTCATTTTATCTTTATAAGTGTGTTCAATCATAGAACCATCTAAATACATTATTAATGCTACAACAACTTCTATCATTTTTTCTTCTTTTTACTTTTGGGTTTATCATTATATAAATTTTCAATACCTAGTTGTACTTTAAAACAAACTTCATCAATCCAACCAAACATTGCATATAAAATTCTATCTAACATTAATGACTACCATTTTTTCTTACTTTATCTTTTACTACTTCTAATTGTTCTGATAATTTATCAACATCTTTAATTAATCTTTCTATATTAACTTTATTGTGCATCATATTATCTACTCTTTCGGTTAATTTTTCTAACTCAACTACCATATTCTCTATTAATAAAAATTGTTCACTATCTGCTGGAAGTGAACCCATTTCACCTCTAGGCCATTTAATTCTAAATTCTGTGTTCTCATCAACATCTGAAATCATTAACTTACCATTTGTTTCTATTGTATTTAGTCTTTCAATAATTCCAAAGTATGCCCAAACTGCTACTGCTACTGCAATAATAATAGATATTAGGTTTCTTAAAGGTAATTGTATATTTGTGTTTTCGCTTACTTTCATTTTCTTTTCCTTTTACCCATTCCCATATAATGATCTCCTGGCTCATAATTCCATCTTTTGCCATGATGACCTCTTATATCAGCGTACCACATTCTCAGTCTTACAATAATTTTTCTTAAATTTCTACTCATTACTTTTTAGGTGGTCCAATAAACTTATCATTCATTAAATTAATTTCAGGATTTTCTTTTTTATAATCATTTTTAATTTTATCCCAGTAACTACCAGATTCATCAGGCCTTACATCATTTCTTGTTGGTGTTACACCTCTACATTTAGATACTAACAATTTAAAATTGTCATTATATGCTAAACTTGGGTTGTTATTTACTCTCCCACACATTTTCATTAATTCAAGTTGTTGTTTTATAGCAACATTTTCTTTAGAAGTTTTACAATCTGTTCCTAAATATTTTCTGTAAGTAAATCTCAAATATTGATCTTCGTGTGTATTACTATCACTATAGTTATAATCAGTATCTCTTCTTTCTGTACTTACTTCAAATTCTCCACATCTTACACCATATTCATTAAGATATTCGTTTCTAGGATATGCAGGTTCTACAAAGAGAGCTAAAAGACATATCAGGATTATTAGTAGTCCTGTAAAATAATAATTCATCTTGGCAATCTCCATTGTACATAAATCCTATCTGTTTAAATCCTTTATATCGTAGCTGTGTTCTCTTACTTGATCAGCTAGTTGTCTATATAAATTTTCTGCCATTTGCCATGTAGCTTCAGCAGAGGATAATCTTGTGTTCATATCTGTAATTTCTTTTTGTGCTATTGCTAAATCATTTTCTAATTTAATGATTGTTATTTTACTATCATCAATAGTTGAAGTTAAATTTAAAACATATCTAATAGATGTAAATGTTCCAACTAATATAGAAGCAACTACTGGTATTAGAATAAAATTTTTTTTAAATAGTTCTGCAAAGTTCATTATAATGCCTCGGTAGCTGATAAGGTTATTCCATATTTACTCACCTGATCTGTATCCCACCCAGTTTCATTACTATCTAATCTCATTATTGTTTTTGCATTTGTATATGTGACAGTTGCATCATTTGCTATTGTTTCTATACCTTGTCTTAATGATGGTTCTATTTTAACATTTGCTTCACCTGAACCATTAGCAGTTACATCTTCTGTTACCATATACATATAAGAACCTATCTGTATATAATCACCAGCTTTGAACACATTTGCTCTATCAGCAGTGAAACCATCTAGAGCTACCTGATTACCTGTTTGACTTGCTCCATTGACTCTGACAGTCCCTGTAGCTGTTCCTTGTATGGTTTTTCTGTCTTGATCCCCTATACTAAATGTTCCTCTTCTACCCCTTAATTGTAATAAAAAAGCTAATATTACAGAAGCATTATTTTTTAGCATTGGTGGAAACTTAATTTGTGTTGTCCAATATTCACCCTCATGTTGAACAATCTGATCTTGACCTGTAAATGGTGAGCTAGAAACTGCTACAGTTCTAACTAAAGAAAATCTTTGTGTTTGTACCCCAACAACAGTTGGAAATGTCAATGGGTACGATGGTGTAAATACTGCCATAATTATCCTCCAAATGCTTTTGCAAATTTACCACCTCTCAATTTAGCATCTGCTACTGCTGATATAGTTGATTGTTGGATAGTTGGCAACATATTTGCTATTTCTGATCTAACTGTATTTGTTACACCTAAAGCAAAATTTAAGTTCTGTGTTATATTTACACCTCCACCTCCACCTCTCATCATAGATGATGTATCTGCATTATTTTTTATTACACCACTACTTCCAGGAACAAATAATTCAGGACCCCTTTCACCAACAAGTGTAGGTGCATTTCTTGAAATAGCACCACCACTAGCCATATCACCTACTGCAACACCTTGATCAAAATTACCTATTTTTCCAAATATAGAAGATAAAGCACCACCACTTACACCCTCTCTAATAGCTCTAGTTATTCTATCCATTACTAAAACTTGAAATAATGTTTTTTGTATTTCTACTAATACATCCCTTAATATATTTTTGAAATTTAAAGCACCAGCTTCACCTCTTGC